CTCTGATTTGTTTGTTGTTAGTATTATTCTTAAAGGATAGTTTCCTCGAAGTAATCGGCACGTAATGTAAATCCAGAGATTCTGAATATATCATTGTTTTCGTATGATAATTCGCCAATTGCAGGTAACGCCGTTTCTGGGAATACAGTTGGGAATTTCCATTGTTGGTGAATATCACCTTGTTTATTAAACCATGATACTACCATTGGTCCGCCAATGTAATCCTTCTTAAGACCTTGACGCCCTGTCAATGGATCATATATAATATCAGTCCACTGTCTTAACGCTTTGTATACGTAAGCAGAATTGTTATCGTTTAGGTTGACTTCAAAGTCTAGAGCAAGTGAGACAGTACTCTCTCCAGCGATAGAACCACCAGCAAAAGACCTTTTGTTTCCTTTGAACTGTTGTTCAACCACGCCGGGCATCTTGTTAGTTTCTAATCCTCCAACCTTAAGCACATTTTCCATCACCAAGTCCCATCCGGAGACAGCTGCTGGTGGGGTAAGAATTACTTCAAAATGCGCTGGGTATAACGGCTCAAAATTAGAGGTAGCCGCTCTACTATTTTTGTAATGTGGTAATCCAGCCATGTCTTTACTGTTTTATTTTCTTTTGATATAGTATATATCTATCCGGGATATGAAATTTATATCCCGGACAGATTGTAGTTATTTATTATGCTATTGTAAACCCTCCTGATGCAATTGCTCCAGTTTTAAGGATTGTTACACGATTAACGAATTTTTGCATTCCTCGTGCTGGTTCAATACCTATGTCGATAATACCGAAGTTTTGATCGATTGTTTCAGAAGTATTGTTGGTTTCGTCCATAATTACTAAGTAATCAAAGACGCCTCCAGCATTTCTCACGTTCTCCATGTAGTTCTCAACGATAGACTTGATTTCTAATCTTGTAGCCGCGTCGTTAAATTCGAATAAGTATTGCATTAATACATCTTCGACAGCAGATTCGACCGTGATAAGTAAGTCACGAACATGTAAGTTATTAAATGCTGATAACGTTCTTTGGTAACCTGATTGGTTTCCGTAGATCATAATACCAACGTTTCTTACAGTTACAATTGGGTTTAATCCAAATGGCTCGATAAACTCACGATCCTGTAATGTATATTCGTACTCAAGTCCTACTAATTTAGGATTTGAAAGAATACCACGTCTAGGACCTGCCACGATTGAATAAGGTTGACCGTTTAAGAATTTTCTGATGAAGTTGTTTGAAACGTCAGCAGCTGGTGGAACAGTAATGTTCTTGTTGTTTTCTCTCATTGTTAACCAAGGTGTGAATGCTCCCATGAATTTAGCACCGTTCTCTTCGTCAGGTAAAGTAAATCTAAATGATGGTCCTAATGTAAGGTTACCTCCAGTTGAGATGTACTCAGAGTTTAACGTAGGTCTCGGAATACCTGCAGATGGATCCGGCTCGTCAGTAAATCTTGGATCAGTTGAATCCATGAATTCCTTAATAGATGGCGCGTTAAGTATTGCCATACATTTTTGACGATTCTTAGCCAATCTTGTTAAGATTGATTTAGGTCCCATTTGAGGAGCTATACCGTGTGCCATTGTATCAATGATGTATCTGAAAGAGATAATATCTTTTGATGCAAGTGTGATACCCAAGTTTGAATTTTCAATTACCCCGTATATCTTCTCTAATTGAGATTGATTCTTTGGTAAGTGGAAATCGTTTAATGCGAATCCTGAAAGATTTGTAAATTGTAATCTATCAGCATAATCATTAATTGGTGTGTAGATAGAAACCTGATCAGGTGTTCCAGCAATTACTTGAACTCCGACAGTAGTATTAATCTCGAATTCCACGTCACCAGTTGTAGCGTTTACTCTTTTTATTTTGCTAGTTACTCTTGTTAAGTGGTCAGCTGCAGCATTTACTATGAAATATCCTATTTCAATTTTTGCAGCATCAGCAGCAGCAATTTTAAATTTGGTTGCCGAAGCGTTTAACGAACCAGAGATAATATCTACAGATGTAGTTAAATCTTCGATTGCGTTTGAATAAACCACTAAGTCATCACCCGCAGTACCATCGTCGTAAGCAGCACCGCCGCCTATTAGGAATGATCCACCGATTTCGACGTATGCAGCATCTGTTGAATCTAATTGAGATGTTAAGCCAACGTTTGAATATTGACGTAACCTAGTTCCTTGTAATCCATATTTAAGATTTGATGTAGAATCGTAATCCTCACCCCATGCTTCGTCCACGTTAATGTGGTTAAATGCATTACCAGAGTAATAAACAATATCGCCATCGACTAAACGGTTGTTAGTAATATCCTTAGATAGTTTCGCACCCGGGTAAGCTTCGATATAATCTTTGTTACCACCAGTCTCGTGTTCAAATACCACGTCTGGACTTAATACAGTTCTAAATCCGTCAGTAGAAGCTCCGATCCCATCTTCTAGGTCAGCAACGTAATCGTTACCTGTAGGAGCCCATGAAATAATCGATATATCATCGATCAATGATGCATCTCCAGATAGCGCGTCAACTAATTCTTGTAACGTATCTTCTGTGCTACAGTAATCAGCCGGACTGTGATCTAAATCACCAGCAGTTACCGTGTTTGTAGTTGAATCCTTAATAGTAAGTAAACCAGTCACGTTTGTGTGAACTTCAAAGTATTTTCTCCAGCTTAAGCTAGGTACTTGAACTAATATAATGTCGCCAACCGCTACGGTAGATGCAGCATCGTCTAACTGAATAGTTAAGTTTGATGGTACAGATGCAATTGCATCAGTCTCATCAGCCAATGTTGCCATTCCAGGGTTACTAAGTACTACTCTGAATTCAGTACCATTATCAATGATTTGATCTACCTTAACGTAATCGTCACCGTAAACAGTACCGTGAGATGCAATTAATGAATTTGTAGTCAAAGAATTGAATAATTCTTGATACTTGTTTGTTGTGAAAACAGTTTGTGTTGGAGACGGTTTCTCTACTACTAACACGTTACCAAAATAACCTGAATTTCCTCCGATTGGAGAAGATTCAATGTGTGCGGCATTGTATGTTCCTGCAGCAAAATCCTTATTGGTAAATGCTACAGCAGCAGTAGTTCCGTGAGCTCCGATAGCGATGTTATCGCTTTTCAATGCTTTCGAAATAGGTGTGTTATATGATAAGAAATCAATAACATCGTCGTTTGTAGAGATTAAGCTGTGTCCTACAAGGTCTAACTTGTAATTTGAGTTAGCGTAATCGTCAAGTGCATCTCTGTTTACTGAAACAAAGATTCCTGTTGAAGCTACAGCGTTATTCACAAGTACTTCGATAAATTGGTTTGAACCTTGCCCATCCACGAAATCGGGGATGATAGATCCTACAAAGTTTGCAACAGTTGTAGTCTCTTCTAATGCAAGGAATTCGTTAAGTTTGTCTACCTTAACGCCACGCTTATCAAAGTATTTTGAAAATACCGGATCTTCAGATAATGTTTTGTAATCGGTCCAATTACCTTCTACAGCAATAATCTCAACGAAGTAATCTTCGATGTAGTCGAATTCATATACGAATTCAGGGACATTCCCTGCTCCGTACCATTCTCTTGCAGTTACTGCGTATCCGTTTACTTTTGGATTAGGTTTTCTAACAATGAATGACATTGGTGTTTGACTTAAATTAGCCAAGTGTAATAACCTTCCTTTGTTTAAAGGATTGTTATCAGCCAATGCGATAAAATTTTCTTTGTCAGCAAACCAGAATCTTTCTTTGTTGTAGAAAGATGCAAGTAAATCTCTTGATACCGGTCCGTTTTCTTCGTCAACGTCTACAGCGAATGAACGGTATTGTACCGCGTCGCCACCTTCAGACAATGGAACATTGTTTAAAGGAAGTAAGTTTAACGCAAATATTGGACCTGTTTGTAAACAAGTTTCGATTGCTCTGTGGAAGTATGAACCACGTTTTTCTAAGAAGGTATCGATTTCTCCGAATACCTTTCTTGATGTTTTTAAGTCACGAAGAAATACTGGTGCGTTGAAAGGACCCTTTCTTGAGAAACCTACCACTAATCGGATAGTCTCGGTAGAAAGAATAACTCTTTCGCTCGCGTCAAATTCAACAGTATATACTCCTGATGCCTTAAATTGATTGAGGTCAAGTGTGATCTTAGCCATTGATCATTTTCTTTATTTTTACTGGAGTTTTTCTAATTCCTAAATTATATATTTAGATAGATAAGGATAATTTTACAATTTAGCCTTGTGAGCCAAACCATCGAACAGTATCAAGATGATCATTGTCGATATCAGCATCCTCAAGTTTTTTATATATCGCTGTATATAACTTTTCCTGAACATGGTCTATTACATCTTCTACATGTTCATAGAAGTCGCTACTGTCAAAATACGTTATTAAATTAACGCATGACATAGCTAAATCATCATGATTTCCTTGGCCTTTAAAATTGCCTTTGTCATCAAGTCCGAATGTAACTAATTCTTCTAATGTATCTTCGCAAGTAATGATAATTCTACTTGAGTCCATTAGATTTTTTAGCTCTCTACAAAAAGTTTGTTTATTGTCTCTATTTAGTTTCACGCCTAGTGATTCTTTAGAGGCTTTTATTGTATGCTTTGTATGAAGAAACATTTCTGGGTAGAATTCAGGATTCTTTGAAATCTTTTCTAGCATATAATTGCCTTTGAAGTTCATTTCCATAACAACCGTAGTCATTTCTGGGTTAAACACATCAAAAAGAATCATATCCAAAATTTCAGCTACTTCTTCAATAGAATTTAAGTTTGAATGAAAACGTCCAACTTGCTTTAGCCTGAAAAAGTCTTGTTCCTCAGAAAAGCTTTTGGTTCTTCTTATCTTTGCTCCTGACATAGTCTCAAGCTGAAAGATATTGACAACTGTATAGTCTCTGCCCACACCGTCAGCTAGATCTATGCTAATTGCAAATCTATCATCTTCTGCCCAAACTTTATTCGGATCAAAACTAGGATGCCATTTAAGCTCATCGTATTGATGATTTTCTAGACGAGTGTCATATATTTCTTTGTATTGGTACGCAGTTGATATCCTAGCAGTGAATTCTACTATCTTTGCAGAGAGTAGCATTGTTGATCCTGCTATAAACTTATTTCCGT